ACTCCACCCAATGCAACTTGCTTAAAATCAATTCCTGTAAACATTTGTAATGCAAATGCAAATGGTATAAGTGCCACCGACATAATTAACATTGCAACTGCTCCTTGTATTAATTGTCCTTTCAACTGACCAAGTATTCCAAGTACAACAGTTAATCCAAGTAAAGTTACTCCTGCCTTTGCTATTGCTGGCCAAGTAACTTTTCCAAACTCTTGAAGTGCTTTCGCGGCGACCCACATGGCAGCGGCCGCTATTAATAGTGCGGCGGCACCTTGTATCATTTTTTTACCATCAATCTTTTCCATAAATCCAAATCCACCTTTTCCACCTTTTCTACCACCTTTTGATTTTGAAGTTTTTGGTTTTTTAACCGCTTTAGTTTTATCTTTTGTACCTTTACCTGTAACTTTATCTACTGCTGCTCCCATTTTTTCTTTGGCTTTATCTTTTACTGCTCCCATTTTTTCTTTGGCTTTATCTTTTAATGTACCAGTCATACCTTTTAGCTTACCCGTAAGTTTCCCTAAACTTGGAATCATATTTGAAAACGACATTCCAATATTCTTAGAGTAAAGCCACATACCGGCCAAGATTGCTGAAATAACTGTTAAAGCCGTCCCAATACCTGGGAATATTTCGGATAATTTATTAAATGCCCATATTAACACCATCACACCTGCTACAACCAATGTTACGGGGGCAAATGCAATTGCTAGTGCTATACCAATTCCTTTAATTACCGGCCATAAATTTTTAGCGGCAATTAAAATCTCGGCCCATAAATCACCCAAAAACATCATTATATCTGACATAATTTTACCAGATTCTTCTTGTTTCTTAGCCCTTTCTTCTTCCGCGTCAATTTCTGCCTGGGTCATATTAGCTCTTCTCGCCTGTTCGGCCATCATCTTACCAACTTCACTTACTTCCATTCCGAATGCCTTTGCTAATGATTTTCGTTGGGCTATATTCATTGCATTCCAATCTGCTTGACTACCAATCTGTTTAGTAACCTCTTTCATCATTCCTTCTGTATCACCAGCTAACATTAATTCTCTTGCCCTATCCGTATTTATTGCCCGACCAGTCATCATAGACGCTTCCATTTGAGCCTCAATTGAACTCTCAAAATCTAATAAACTTTCTGCTATTTTTTCGGCAGTTCCCAAATTTAAACCAAGTTTTTTGGCTGCTATTGCCGTCTTGAACATATTATCCCCACCATCTTTTGCAAATCCAGCAAAAAATTCAGTACTTTCAGCAACATCTGCCATAATAGCGGCCGGTGCAACTCCACTTGCTCGAGCTAAATTACCAACTGATTCTAATTGTGCTGCCGCGGCCTCTCGGCTTACTGACCCAACAGCCATCATTTGAGTGACCAATTTGGAACTATGTTCTCCAGATATTCCAAATTCTGCATTAAGACCAGTTAATAGAGATATATTTTCTTCTGTTGCTTGACCAACTCCACCCCAATTTTCTTGAATACCACCTACTACACCCTTTACATCTTCTGCAGAAACACCCATAAACTTAAATCTTGCTGCAGTTATATTAATATTTGATTGTAACTCTGCTGCTGCCCCAAATGTTAATCCCATTTCTTTTCGAAGTTCTGTGAATCCACCAAATACCTTTTTCAATGCCATTCCTACTGCCATAATAGCTACCACCATTATCATCATTGGATTTGCCATTAACATTGAACCTACCTGTTTTAATCCACTCACCAAACCTTGAATCATTTTCTGGGATCCACCCCGTATCATATCCATCGCCCCATTTACATCTAAACTACCTTTCTGAAATCCTTCCATCGCATCATTCACTGTCCCCCCAAATTCACCCATATGGGTTTCCAATCCAATAGTCTTACTTATTAAACCACCCATTGGCATAGATTCTATTAATCCTTTTATTTTTTCAAATGGTGCCATTATAGCTTCAGTAGCGCCTGTTATTTGGTCACTTGCAATAGCCTGTTCTCTGGCTAATTTTAAATTTGTTTCTGCAGTTTCCGTAAGTTCTCCTTCTGCTTTGGCAATTTTAGTAACTTGTTTCTGTAACTCCTCCTTCTGTTCATTCATCGTTTTATAAAGTGTAGAAGTTTTATCTACTCCTTTCATTTGTTCTATAATGCCTTTAATTCTATCCTGTTGTTGACTACGTTGTTGTTTTAAACCAGCTACCTGATATTCCGTAATTTTTGCTTGTTTTTCCATTTCGGATGTCATATTAGTAAAATTTGGACCCCCGATTGATAAAAAGTTTTCTTGTAATGCTATAGCATTTCCGACATTCGTAGTTAAACCATCTGCTAAAGTCTCCATCATCGTAGCCCCAGCTTGATTTGCAACATTAAAATCTTCTGATATTCTATTTGCCCAGGATTCAAAGTCCTGCATGGTTTTTGTATCAGGCTCTTGTGTAAATAACTTCGATGCATCCTGCCAGGCCATACCAACAGTTTTCGTTCCATCTGCATTTTCCCTTACCCACTCTTTAAGTTTTTTACCACCGACACCAACTTCCTTCTTATACATTTCAAACCCAGATGACATATCTTCAGATTTATCCTGTACCCCTTCTAAAGCGGCCTCGGCCGCTTTTGTTGCATCAGCTGCATTATAAAGTTGATCAACTACCATCTCTAGCGGTCTAACTGATTTTATAATACTATCTGAAATAGCTCCTGTTAATGTAAGATTTTTTGTAAGATGTAATCCAGATTTATAAAATTCAGCATTTGTCTCTACCACAAGGTTATTATTATGTTTATATATTTTACCAATTTTATCTTGTAATTGTTCGAGTTTAGATGTCAGACCACTTTGGCGTAGTAAATTTTCTTCTTGTTCTTTATAATGTTTAGCCTGTTCCTTTTTTAAGGAACGTTCTTCAAGTCGTTTTTTCTGTAATAATTTTAATTCAGCTTCAGTAAGCGCAGCTCCCTTTTTCTTTAGATCATTTATTTCACCACTTATTTTTAATAGTTCCCTTTCGACTTGAACTCGTCTATCTGCCATTTATATTTCCTTATCTAAATTCAATATCATCATAACCATGTTTTTTTCTTAATTTTTGCTGTAGATTATCTATAGATTTTACTACATCATCAGTTGCCTGTTTTAGCGCAGGATTCTTTTTTAATATATTTAAAACCTTCTTAGATTTCCTTTTGAGAATCATATTCATAATTTTATCGAATATTCCTTCTCTAATCTGTTCTTCTGTTAATTTATTTTTGGACGAAGCCATTTTTCTTCTCCTACATATGATTTTATTTTATGATTTTCTCTGGTTAAACAGGATAGTATAACTCAATAATAAATATCAAATATAGAAAAAAAGGTTAGCCCCTGGGGATACCTGGTCGTGAAACACCAGATTTTTTATTTGATTTGTCGTATTGTTTCTTTTCTTCTTCGTAGAATTTTGATGCGCTTTCGATGTAAAATCGGCGCAGATAGGTTGGCATGTTATACACTTCGGTAAAGTTAAATCCTCCTTTCCCGTGGAAGCACAGGGAGAAGACTTGTGAATGTATGGCGGGCTTATCTTCTGCCCGCAGGCCAAAAAAACTCAACATCTAATGGGATGTCCATCGTTGTATCTTCACCAGTTTGATCACTTGTAAAAGTAAACGACATATCCACATCAGGTGTGATTTCTATAAGATATTCCCTAAATGCAAGGGAATCACGAGATAATAATTCATTCTCCACAAACTCATTAACTCGTTTTTGTGTTGTGTCACCATCAACTGAAATAATTGACTTTTTCAATCGTGTAGTAATTTCTGATGTGATGCCACTCTCTTTAGAAAATTTCTTGTATGCTTTTAATTCAGCATCAATTTCTTTTTCTTCTTTGTGTGTTAATAGACGAAACATAATTTTAATCTTGGAAGCCGGTAAATCAAATTCAAATTCATTTTTACCACCTTTGAATAACTTCTCATCAACAACTTTATCTTCAATCTGAGTTAAATCAAAAGTTTCTTCTTGTTTATCTCCTGTCGAAGGATCAGTAAGTTGAACTGTATAATCTTTACCATATCCAAGTATTCTTGTTGCAATCATAATTGCATTTTTATCACCTAACAATAAATCATTGAGTGATACACTTTCATCTATAATAACAGATTCCAACAATTTATCCAAAACAATTCCTTTCTGAATAAGATTACGAGAAGTTAGAATATCTTCCTCTTTAGCGGTCATATACTTTAACTCAATTGTTCCACCTGCCAGTGGTGAAGCCTTGGGATAAAGTAATCCCTTAGAAGGCAAATCAACTACCTCTGTTGGAAACTGGCGTTTTTCTTCTGCCATGTTTTTTCTCCTTTGTAATTTTTATTGAATAGCTTTTAGTAACCTATACAACATAACCAATTATAAAACTTTACTGGGGATATTAAAATCCCCAGTTTAAAATATTACTTGTCGTGGAATTATGCTTTTCCAACAGCGTCACGAACTCCGTACAAACCAAATGCTGCGAGTAATGTCCAAACAACTTCAGGTACTGCTTCTACAACACCTGCTGCTTGAAGTACACCAACAACACCAGCAACTACTGATGTCCATACTGTCTTTGACTTCCACCATTGCTTATCTGCTATGACTGCCATAATTGACTCCTTTTATTATTTATTTTTATTAGAATTGTAATATTGCGTAATCGTATCTAAGTGTCAAGGTTACATCAACTGGGTCTGTTGCGTTTGCCCAATCTAAATCACCAAATGTTGCGTTGGTAATCCATGTACCTTTAAGTGTCCACTCTTCAACCTTATCACCTACTGGTCCTAATACATTAATGGTTACATCCTTCTTATAAAAGTCTGTATAACCATCTCGACCTGTTACTGATTCGTGAGATAAACGAACCCATTCCATAACTGCCTGTGCGGCAGATGGTACAACAGGATCATAAAGTGTAATTTCTAATTCTTCCCAAGAACCCTTACCTTTAACATATCGTTTTACGTTAATGTGGTCAAGTTCAATAGTTTCAAATGCAATTGTAGGTCTATTCGCCGTCTTAATAAGATAAGCGGGAATACCTTCAATATACATGATGTACCGGTTTTTAGTTTTCGGTTCAAACGGTGTGAACATTATTTCAGAAGGATCTAATAAGTCTGGCATCTTTAATCTCCAATATAAGTTTTTAATTCTTCAACTATAAATATCAAATTTCTAAAAAATCATCATATTCATTTTTCATAGTTTTTTAGAAGTTTTATTTCCATGTCATATATAAATATATCCAGCAACAAAAAACCCCTCAAAAAAGAGGGGTTTTTTATTTATTAATCTATGTGATTAAACTTACGCTGGGAAAGTTGCTCCCGTTGGAAGTACCACGAAGTCAAGTACAATAAACTCTGCGGTTCTTGTAGGTTGGATAAATATCTGACCAACAAGTTGATTTCTATCAATCACATCAGGTGTGTTATTGGAATCATCCATAACTACCTTAAATGCTGATAGACCACTATTAGATTGTACTGATTCTAAGAACGGATTCACAATGTTCAAGAAACGATTTCTTGTTGCTGCTGTGTTCTGTTCAAAGACTAAGTATCTACTTGACGAAGCGATAAACTTCTTCAGTTTAATTAACAATCTCCGTACATTAACCCTATCAAGTGCTGATGGACGACCTTGTAAGGTCTTTTGTCCCCAAACTACTACACCTTGACCTGGGAATGAAGCGATTGGATTAACTCGTGCTTCATAGAGTTCATCTCTTTCGTCATGAGTCAATCTTGTTTGTGCTTCAAGTACAGTTGTTAAACCACCACGATTTAAACCAGCTGGTGCGAACCATTCGTGTGCTACTTGGTCTGTAAATGCTATTACTCCAGGTAGTACAACTGATGGTGGGACCCAAACTGGTAATGCTGTATTCCTATCAACAATCTTTACCCAAGGATAATAGGTTGCTGCGTAGTTTGTATCAAGTGCGGCTACTGCTGCGGTAGCATCTGCTATGTTTCCACCGTGTTTACCACAATCAAATACATAGAATGCATCACCACGTTCTTCACACTTGGCTATTGCATGATTTGTAATCTTTGGATGTAAATCATGAATAATACCAGGTGTTATTAACATATTGATATCAAACTCATCAGGATTACTTACTGCGTTAATTGCTTTCTTGTAAGCTACTGCTCCAGTTGCGGTTGCACTTGAAATGTCAAACCCTTGTGTGTTTGATGCCTCTATACTCTCTCCTGTCAATTTTGGATTTGCTGGGTTATCACCATCGAATCCACCTTGAAATGGAACAACAAACTTCCGTTGTTTCAAGTGTGATGTAGTCAATGAAATAGACGAAGTAGCGGATGCATAATCAGTTCCTTCTGTTGTACCCAAAACTGATGCATCATCATGTCCATTCATATTTTCCAAACTCATACTTGTATTTGTTCCAACTGTAAATGCATTGGTAGGACATAAATACTGTTCTGCATCTGCATTTCCATAATCATGACCATAAAGTACATTAATATCAAACTCACCTTGTGCGTTTGATTGAGTTACTTTAAATGGCCATGATGGCATATTAGCATCATTTAACGGTGCTTGAATTGACGCGTGTCCCATTGGAACTAATACCTTTGGAATTGAACCATCAGAAATAGCAGCGAAATCGGAAAGATAAATATATTTAGATCTATTATTCCAATCACCATTATAAGTGAGTTTTCCAGTAGCAGCAATACTTACATACCTATCTCCAATCCTACGAGCGAAGAAATTCGTACTCTTAGGATCAAAATTAAGTCCATCAAATTGTTCTACAATATTATCTGTTGTTAATCCATTATCATCCATACCAGTTTGTCTTACTTGAAGTGTAAATTGTCCATAATCACTACCTGCAATTGTTCCTGCTTTCTTTACATTCAAAATAGCAATTTTATATTTGTTATTTACATTACTACCGTGTGAACGTGTATTAACCTTAAAAAGATTATACCTTGCATTATTAATCAACTGTGATTGAATATATGGAGTTGATGCATTTGCATAACTGGCGTCTGTAAAATCACCTATACCTCCAACTGAAATTGAACCACTATGGTCTGCTGAAGTTCCTGCGGGCCATCCATATGAACTCTGATGATACTTAAAGTTCTTATACAAGTATACGGCTACTACTTCAATTCCTGATTTCTGTACTAGCGGATCCGAACTGATTACTTGATCAATATAATTTGCACTTGAAGTGTTAAATGATATTGTATAATCAGTTGAAGCTACATCAGTACCATTAACAGTTAATGTTTGTGAAGTATATGCACTTTCAGTTGCTGCGAGTGCACATAAACTTAAATCACCTGCTCCGTTTGAACCACCTCTCGATGGTGCCAATACTGCTACAGTTCTATTAATTGATGCCGCTGAACTTGAAAGACCAAGTGCGACAAAATCTGGTGTGTATCCACCTGTATTAAGAACACGAACAATCGTAACTGTTCCTGCACTCTTTAAATATTGTTCTACCGCGTACGGCGTGTAATATCGAGAATCCGTAGATCCAAACATTTCTTCAAACTCTGAGAAATTACTAACTGCTGTTGGAACAAATGCGGGACCCTTAACTGTTGGCCCAACTATACATGCTCCAATGGCTGCAATTCCTGCAGGTAGAAATGATAAATCACGTTCACGAGTAAATACACCCGGACTTACGATTCTTTCTCCCATTGTTTTTCTCCTATTATATGTTAAAGAATTAGTCTAAATAACTAAATTATATTTGTGTAATTATTTCAACTATAAATATAAAGTAACTTTCTCAAACGATATGTTTGAGGGAGACTATTTTAAACAGTTTCTGATGCTTCTGTTACTTGGGTAGTTGTTGGTGCTGGTGTAAAAACTCCCGTTGTGGGATCTAAATTACCAGGACCATACTTTTCATTCAACGACTTAACAATTTCTTGTTCTTTATCTTGTAACGCACTATAATCACTTTCCATCTGAATTTCAGTTGCATCAAGTGAATCTAATTGTTGTTGAACTAAAAGTTTCTGTACCTTTAATTGTCCAAATTGAGCTGATTTTTCAGAATAACCATCTTGTAACTCACGTAGTGATTGTAATTCTTCATCACTAAATTTAGTTTCTGATGGGGTTGTCTTTTCTTGTACCTTTTTAGCTAAATTGGATTCTTCTTTGACAGCCATAACTTTTTCTCCTTATTATTGTTTATAACTAACTATACTATAAATATTAAGTAAATTACCTTAATTCACTTTTTTCTTTAAATTTTCTACTTCTTGTTTTAATTCTTTTATGGATTCTACTAATAATGGAATTAATCGTTTGTAATCAACTCCTAAATAACCACTTTTTCTCTCTACTACGATTTCAGGAACGACTTTTTGAACTTCTTGGGCTATTACCCCAACATCGTGTCCTCTTTCTCGTGCCCAACCAGGTGATTTATCATTCCAATCAAACTCTACACCCCGAATGTCACCTATCTTATCCAATGAACCTTTAATAACTTGTATATTGTCTTTAAGTCTTATATCAGATGAATTATATGCTACAACATCACCATCTGCTAATACATCTTCACCAATATGTGCATCTTTAGCAATAACTAAATGACCAAACGAACCTGTTGAAGATGTAGAGCCACTTATGTTTCCGTCAGCTATAACACTTCCTGTAATATAAGCATTCCCATGTACTTGTAATACTTCTCCTGATGATGGAATAGAACCATTTCCTATTCTAAATCTATCTTTGTACATTGAATGTCGAGTTACAGTACTAAGAGTGTCGTAGAATCCGATATATCCTTCATACCCACCAAGTACTAACTGGTTACTCGAACGTGTTACTTTTACAGCACTATTATGGAATTGTAATTCATACGAGCTATTACCCGAGCCGTTACCGCCTATTACTGCTGTATTTGATGTTAAATAAAATTTAGTACTACCATTTGTAGCAAAAGATAAATAATTATTTTGAGATGAAAACAATCCAGTATCACCATCCCCAAAATTTAATGTTGGATTGGCCGGATTATCTTCTTGTGGTAATGTTAATTGACCAAACGAACCAGTTGAAGTTGATGAACCGCTTATTAGGTTTCGGTCAAGTGTAAGTAAAGTTGTATCTTGTGGTTTAAAAATAATTTGTCCACCATTTGAACCATGTGTACCAGAATTAGTTGTTTTTATTGTAAAATCATAAGGACTACCATTTGTAGTTGCTATGTTTAAAGATTGTGGACTGATGAATAAACCAATGTCAGCAGCAGTGTTATATATTCTAAAATTATCCTCACCAACATGCATATCTACACTATAACTTGGACTATCTGTAGAGACTCCAACCCTACCACCATTTGTAATTATAAATGGTATACCACCATTATATCTTTCTGTTTTAAGAAAATATCTTGTATTTGAATTTCCACCATCTGCGGTGTTATTGATTAAAATACCTTCAGCAGTAGCAGTTGAATTTACAACTTTTAATGCTGGGCTATCACCAGTTTCTAAAATTTCTAATGGACCTTGAACCTTATCTGCTACAACCAATGAACCAAACGAACCTGTTGAAGTTGCTGAGCCACTTATGTTTCCTGTTGTGGTTAATGAAGAAAGTGAGGCATCACTTCCTGATGTGATTACTTTACGCCAATTGGGCATCTCTCACCTCCCTACAATTATCAAAATGCCATCGTTTCATAGCAGGCATTTGACCTTTCTTATCACATTTAGGACAAGTCGTAACCATCAAATTCATTTTAGGTATTTTTCCTGTCATAGCTATAGAAATGTTACGTTTTCTTTCTTCGCTATGTTTACCGGCGCGTAATCTTGCCTTTCTAATATTTTCTCTATGTAATTTAGATTTAAGCTTTCTATAATTTGAAGTATCTATTATCTTTCTACCTAAAGTCATATTCATAGCAGCTTCTCTTAAAATACCATAATCTCTACTTGAAAATTTTAAATTTCTCTGATTTGTTGGATCACCTTTCATACTTACCAACGCAAAGGACATTTTTCGTAAGGATTCTCCACCTATTTTTTTATAATGTTTATAAAGCAATAAATGGACGAAAAAATGTTCGCGTGGAATCAATAAAACTAAATTATCATCAGTATCTTTTCCGCCTAAACATTTGGGGATGATATGATGATTCTCATAATATTCGTTATTTGTTCTAATCCTATCTAAATTTTTACGAGATTCACATAAATTTTGATAGATTTTATAATAATTTGGCATTTAATTTATCT